ACTAACTATGCTTTACCGTTTGATGCTTCAAAGTTGAAGAACTTCGATCGCTTCCACGACAAGTATGGCAAGTATATTATCCAAGCAATGGAAGGTTAAAAAAGGCCCGCAAGGGCCTTTTTTAGTTGCATTTTTTATCTAATGAATATATAATATGTGTATAGTTAAACAACGGAGAAACAAATGACCTCAGTAATGAAAAGTGAAAAGATGAAAAAACAGAAATGGGCAGACAAGGTCTTCACTCCTTCGGAAAAGGCAAAAGTTCTTGAAAAGTTGGTAACTGCTCGTGTGGGTTTACTACTACGGCATCCATTTTTTGGCAACTTAGCCACTCGCTTAAAATTAATAGATGCTAGCGAGTGGTGTCAAACCTTAGCCACTGACGGTCGTAACTTCTACTACAATGTAGGATTCGTAAACGAGCTAAGTGCCAAAGAATGTGAATTTGGATTCGCCCACGAAGTTCTACATAATGTTTTTGATCATATGGGTCGTAGAGAAGGGCGTGATCCAATGCTTTCAAACATTGCCGCGGACTATGCTGCCAATCAAATACTTAAAGATGAGCGTATTGGTATTTCCCCAAGTTGGATTAAGATTTTCCAAGATGACAAGTATCGTGGCAAATCTTATGAAGAAATCTATGCTATCCTATACGCTGGGGCGGAAAAAATCCATCCAGAAGAACTAGGTGAATTGTTGGATGAGCATCTCGACGATGATGACGGTGATGATGGTGGTGATTGTGAGGACAGTGATAAGCCTGGTAAGGGCAAGCGTCCACGTTTAAGCAAAGAAGAACGACAAAAGATCCGTGACGAGATCAAAGAGGCTATGATTGCTGCGGCGCAGAGTGCCGGCGCAGGAAAAGTTCCGGCAGGAATTCAGCGTATGATCAAAGACTTAACTGAGCCTAAAATGGACTGGCGTCAACTGCTACGTATGAATATTCAAAGCCTTATCAAAAGTGACTTTAGTTTTAATCGTCCAAATCGTCGCACCCAGCACACCGGTGCTATATTGCCCGGACTGATGAATGAGGAAACTATTGATATCAGTGTTGGAATCGATATGAGCGGCTCAATCGGTGATCACCAAGCTAAAGACTTCATTAGCGAAATCAAGGGTATTATGGATGAATACAAAGACTTCAAAGTTAACCTTTGGTGTTTTGATACTGAGGTTTACAATTATGCCGAGTTTACTGGCGATACCAAAGACGATCTATTAGATTACAAAATTAAAGGTGGAGGTGGCACTGATTTTGAAGCTAATTGGGAATTTATGAAGGAGGAAGGTATTACTCCAAAACGATTCATCATGTTTACAGACGGATACCCTTGCGGTGGTTGGGGAGACGAAGACTACTGTGACACTCTGTTTGTTATACATGGAAGTGAAAATATTCAACCACCATTTGGGCAAGTTGCCTACTACAAATGAGTCTAAATAGAGGAGAGTTAAATCCACTAAGTGTTTTGGGATTAAGAAAGTTAAATTTTATCCCAGAGCACTTTTCCTGCATTAGTTTTGAAAGTGGATTCAGCGATATCAGAAAAATAGAGCAGTGGATTGAATACAACTTAAATAGTAGATATGCTATTGAGCACACTGTTAATATAAATGAAAGTAAAAAAATAACTCAGCTAACTGTAATTGGATTAGAAGATCCAAAAGAGATTACAATGCTGAATTTAGGATGCGTTCATTTACACAAACTTTAAAGGATAAAAAATGGAAAACCAAGAATTAGTAATGCCAGAACAAACCCAACCACCAGTTCAACCCGATTTGACTGTTAGCGATTTAAATAACATTCGCCAAATTATCGATGCGGCTGTCCGTAGAGGCACTTTTAGTGCATCTGAAATTTCAGGTGTCGGTGCTGCCTATGACAAACTTGACAAATTTCTAAACTCATTAAACGCTCAACAGCAAACAAATCCAAAACAATAAGGAGTTCCCATGAAACATGTGGGTAAAATGAAAAATAACTCTGCTAGAGTAGCAGTAGTGTATCGAGTTCTTCCAGGCGAACCTAATAGTGCTTTAGTGGTAGGAACTACAGGTTTGCCAGACAGCCACCATGACTCATTAATGAGTCTAATAGAAAGTGATTCAGGACAACAGGCATATGAACTTGCAGAAATCTTAGCAGTCAGGCGCTTTCCTGACGGCAATGTCATGCTTTCATATCTACATAGTAACGGGCATCTTAAAAAAGTTCCAACAAGCATGGTATTAATGACTCCAAATTCGGTCACTCAAATGCCGTTAGATCAGCTTAACGAATTAATTGCCAAAGATAAAGGTCTTACTGTTGAAGAACTAGCTCTAAAAGAGGAAGGTGCAGAGCCTAAAAAAGCAGCACAATCTAAACCAGCCTTAACAGTTCCGCCGGCTGATTCTCAAGAAAATAAGAAATTAGTTGAAGAAGCACCATATCATCCAGGATATGAAGGAGCAGTTGTAGAACCTACAAATCAGTCCGAGCATATAACTGCAAGTGATTTAAGGTCTATGGCAGACAAACTTTTTAAAGAGGCACAAGCTCTTCGTAGAAAAGCAGACGAGATCGAACCCCCAAAGGCTAAAGAAGCAAAACCAAAAAAAACTGTAGCAAAATCTGATGCATCCTGAACAAACATATCTTAAATCGCTTGAAGACATTTTAAACCACGGCGAAGAGAGAAACGACCGAACAGGTGTAGGAACAATAAGTATGTTCGGTCAAAGTCTACGGTTTGATTTGTCCAAGGGTTTTCCGGCAATAACTACAAAAAAGCTAGCATGGAAAAGTGTAGTTAGTGAGTTGCTTTGGTTTATTGAAGGAAGTGGTGATGAGTTTCGGCTTAGAGAAATACTTCACGGTAATAGATATAGTGATAAAACTACCATCTGGACTGAGAATGCTCAAGCACCTTACTGGGTCAATAAAAAAACGCAACGACATCCAGGTGACCTCGGAAGAGTGTATGGGGTCCAATGGCGTAGATGGCGTAAACCTTTAATAAGAATTAATAAAGTTGTATTGGCCAACCACGATCAGCTCTTAGAGCTAGTTGACGGATTAAAAAAGGATCCATTTAGTCGTCGTCATATTATCACTGCTTGGAATCCAGGTGAGCTAGATATTATGGCATTACCTCCATGCCATATGATGGCACAGTTTTACGTTAGTAAAGATAAAAAGTTAAGTTGTCAAATGTATCAACGTTCAGCTGACATGTTTCTTGGAGTGCCATTTAACATTGCAAGCTATGCCTTATTCACCCATATGGTGGCTCAGGTATGCGGATTAGGTGTTGGTAATTTAATTATTGTATTAGGTGATGCTCATATCTATAAAAATCATATAGAGCAAGTAAAAGAACAACTTTCAAGAAAGCCTTTGCCTTTACCGAAACTTTCACTCAATGCAGAGATAAACGATATTACCAAATTCAATATGAACGATATTGAATTAATCGACTACCAAAGCCACGGAATAATCAAGGCTCCAATGGCTGTTTAAGCAACCATTACCTCAATCATTCCTAACTCTCCTCTATGATCTTCTAATGCCTTTGCTATTACAGCATTAGGGTCATCTCCTGCTTTCCATGCTCTAGCTCTTCCAAAAATTGCGCTAGATACAAGAAGATCACCCTTATTAATATTCCCCGAAACTTTGCAAGGAACACGGCCTTTCAATGCTATAAAAGGATGAGTAGAATCATCTCCTGCTGCTTCATTCATTCTATAAGCAGGTTTTTTACTAACGATTCCTGCTACGGCTGTATCTGCATCTTTAACACAGATTGTTACCTCATATAACCCACCTATTGTTAATACAGTCCCCTCATCATAGTCTTGATCTGCATGATACCTTTCTGCTAGATCACTGAACAATGCAGCTGATGCTGTTCCATGAAGAATATTAGTAGATGGATTATAATATAAACCTGTTGTTGAAGTGTCAACGAATGCCTGTGTAGAGTTAGTAGCAGTAGAAATAAAAGGAACATAAAACAATTGATTAGAATTAGTTCCAGAAAAACTCAATCCTGTGGCGCTATCAGCAGTTGTAGCTCTATCAGCTCTTAACGCTTCTGCTGCTGTTCCCCAAAAATAAAATCCAGTCTCTTTAGTGCTACCTGTAGTAGGATGAGCACCATACAATGTTATTCCTTTTTGAACAACAAAATAATTTGGATTCAACTGATCTCTTGATGACGAGACAGGATTATCTTGACTTGCTGGACTTTTAGATGCTTGATAAGACCTATCGCTTACTATAGCTACAACTTGATCTTCTCTTCCAACAACTGCTTTAATATTATATTGCTCTTCAACAGTGCTTGTTGAATACTCATAAGAGCCCTTCCATGATGCGATTACATCTGCACCGCTTTGAGGTCCAACTAATATAAATGATGATCCATTAAAGACATAAAGTTGTTCGCTTACATTATTATACCAAAAATCACCTTCTTTGTATGCCTTAGCAGATGAAGGATCAGTTTCACTAACATCTAAATTTGAAATGCTTTTCCAATTAAGACCATCATAAACATTTAGCTTATCATTAGTGCTATCATACCATAACTGGCCTTCAATGGGCTTAGTTGGTTCAGTGGAATTTGAAAAATTTTCTAATAGTTTTAAAAAATTCTCATTTGTCAACTCACCGTATCCGGCATAGTTTCTACCTAAAAAGGTTAGATCTGTTGAAGTATCAATAGCTGCATCTTGAACTGTTGTTAAGATACTACCATTGGTTCTATTCAAAATGTATGCCATGTATTATGCCCCTAACTTAACTACATTTGTATTGGTGTTACCTAAATGGAAAACTCCCCAGTATTGTGTTCCAGTAGAACCGTATATCTCATAAGCCTCCCATGCTCTAACACCGGGAACGTTTTCTTGTAGAATAAAGTGTCTAACTTCAGTTTGTGTGTTGTATGAAGCAAGAACCTTAACTTCTGAATTTATTACTGTAGCTGTTGTTCCTGTAGAAAACAAATAAGGTAATATCTCTAACCTAATCCAATTATTGGTAGCTGTATATTGATCAGTTATAGCAGACCCAATCCATGTTCTATTATAACTTGCTGTCAATCTTCTATTAGGAGATAGATACACTTCTCCCTTCAAATAAAGATCTCCCTCAACATATAAGTTATTTCTAGCTGTAATGTTTTTTAGAATAGTTGTTCCTGCGTAGACTTGAGTAGCTGTTTGACTATTAAAATAATATACACTAGTTGTTGTATTGGCCGTAAATGTAGAGGATGAATGTATACCAATAATCGATCCGTAAGAATAAATTACTGCACAATTCTTAGTAGCATTAGTAATATCCTCTCTCACAGGAGTTTGTGGAACTTCTAAGCCAATCTTACCATGAAAATAAGGATTAGTTGGACCTATTGTTCTCCATTCGCTTGTTCCTGCATCATTTACAAAGACCTTAAACTGTCTATTGACAGAATCATACCAAAAATCACCGTCACTAGAAGGAAAGGGAGATGTTCCGCTAACTTGACTTTGATAAACTGGCCTAAACTCAGTTCCGTTAAAAACTCTTAATTTTCCGCCGCCATTGGTATCATACCAAACTTGACCTGTTAATGGATTAGCAGGCGGAGCAGAATTAGAAAAGGATGTTAACAATTTTACCAAATTATTGTTAACATATTCACCATAGTTATTAATATTTTTGCCAATTAAATCAAGACTAGTGGTAATGTTATCAACTTCGCCATCGGCTATGTTAACTAATATAGTTCCGTTGTTGTTATATATGGTATAAGGCATTATCTTAGGTCTTTATGATATATTTTACATAAGTTCCTGTATTTGTGCCAGTAGAAACAAATGTAGAGGTAGACATATTAGGAACCTTAAAGTTTGCCCCACTTCCTCCATAAGTGTATCCTAATATTCCAAATAACTGCGTATACCAAGTAGATGTATGATTAGCACCGTCACACATTAAATATCCGCTCGGGGCTGAAGATCCGGCGTAAGCAGATATAGACCCTGTAACAACTGTCTTAGCATATACATCTTGCAGGAAATCCTGTTTAGAGATTTTAAACAGTCCGGTATCTGATATTAAAATATTACCACCACTGCTAGCCGATAACAACGTATTTTGACTTGTAATTAAGCTTTCAGTTATAGTTGCTGTCAAAGTAACATTTGCACTTCCATCGAAATCAACATAATCAGTTGTAGTAACAACACCTACAATTTGAAACCTTCTTTTAGATGCTAAGTTTGTAGCAGTTCCAATTAAATTTCCATAAAAAACAGTTGAATTAGTAATTGTATTGCCAAATTTAGCAGCATGTATATGTCTAAATCTCTTACTTGCTGACCCGATATCGTATACATCATGCTTACCTGGATCTAATATTAACCCAGATCCAGTTGGTGTTCCTAAAACTAATCTACTAGAAACAGTTGTTAAGCCGGAAATCAATACACTACCAACTAGATTAGACTTGCCAGCTACTGATAAATTACCGGAACTCAATGTTACAGAAGTAGCAGTTATAGCTCCACTAAAGCTAGCACCTCCATTTACATCTAAAGCAGGACTTGAATTAGAGGGTGCTTTATTAATTCCTATGCTTTGATAGTTAGGATCAATTTTAATAAAAGAACTATCAGTAATTTTTATTGTGATACTCTTTGTTGCATCAGTCGAATTGAATAAAACATTTCCGTCAGTTCCGCTAGCAAGTTGAATTGTCTGTCCTGGAAAATTTGGATTTCTTATCTGTAGTCCACTGCTATCGTTTACTACAAATGTTCCTGTGTGAACACTTATTGTAGCCCTATTTCTTAAAATTTCACTGGCAACTAAAACTGTGTTTCCGCCCACTACCAATGAGTTAGATTTTTCTGTGACTCCGTTATATTTTGCACTTACTTTATTTGTTAAATTGGTTCCTGTGTTGATAGAAGAAAATCCATCTATCACCACTCTTGGAATAAATGCATGGTAACTTATTATTTCTACAACTTTACCGTTAACCCAATTTTTAATTACTGGATAACTAATTGGATTACCGTTTTCGTCATTGCGATTGCTCTGTAACAAAACAGATTCTGAACCCGTTCTATCTATTCCAGAACTTAACTGAGGCCCGACTACTGTCCATTCAGTTCCATATCTAATTTTTAGCTGATTATTATAAGTATCTACCCATATATCACCTTCTGCGATCGTTTCAGCATATTGCAAAAATGGATCATTCGATTGCTGATATATTCCATTAGCAGAAGGCCACCTACTACTAGTATCACTTCCATTATTAACTCTTAAAACTTTTCTAGTGGGATCACTGGTATCATACCAAAGCTGACCTTCAATTGAATTTTCAGGAGGATAAGGACTTGCAAAGTTTTCTAAAAGTTTTAAAAAATTTTGAGCAAATGCTTGACCATAGGCCGGATATCCTGTTCCTACAAGCTCTAGGCTAGTGTTATAATCATTCTTCCCCGAACCTCCAGTAGCTGTAGGAACAATTACTGTATCCGTTTTAAAAGGATCTGAAAATTTTAGAGTATAGTTGCCAGACATGGGTTAAGTTCCTGAGCTCAAACTTTGAATTCTAACAGTATAATCAATTTGAATCATTCTATTAAGAGACTTTTGAACCGGATGAAAAATTACATGAGTTAATAAAAGACCAGTTGATAAACCAAGAGGAGAATGTCCTCTCAATCCTAATTCATCAAATACATACCTCCCGTCCGAATCAGTAGAATTATCAAATACAGTCTGATCTGATGGTTCACCGAAATCAAGTAAACAACTGACTAGAATATCACTATAGTAGGCTCCGGCTAAATGCCTGACTTCCATATAGTTTCTAGCCGGATCAGGACTGCTAGGGTTCCTCGAATCTACATATTTTTCATAAGTTGGATTATACAGTTGAGCAGATGCTCCAACAGTGTTTGGTGTTCTATAAGTAATTATACCTGTAGGATCTATTCTAGTTCCACCATTACCAAAAACCATGCCAGAAATAAATCCAGAATTTTGATTACTCATAGCCTGAGCTAGCCCGTAACTGAAATTCTCGTAATGAATAGCATTACGCTTATTAACGAAAATCTCATTAGTGTGAGGATCATATATTTTAATATGACCTTCTATATTAACTAATCCATTATCTTTCGGTGAATACATAGTTTATTATCCAATATCGATATTTATCAAATCAAAATGAGTAATTTTTATACTTTTATTGCTCCATTTGTAAAAGCGTAAATCCCATTGTTATATCTCTAGACAATACATCCTTATTAACTATAGATAGATACATTGTTGTAGAGCTGGGAGAATCATTATTAAACCCTATAACAGCAGGTGTAAACAACTTAATAGATCCCCCTACTGTAGTAATTATTTCAGCTATCATACCAGTTACTTGAACTGATGCTGTAGTTTCTGCTCTGGTAGCATCAGCTAATCTAGACGCACTATCTGAATAAATGCGAATCCTTGCGGGATATGTAACAGTTAATTTAGAAAGAGCATAGGTTTTATAAGCAGATAATTGTATAGTTGATGTAGATCCTGGAGGTATTGTGCCTGTGCTTGTTGTTAGAGATACTCTATTAGGTAAAACACCATTAGGAAAAACTGCAGAAGTGTATACAGTAAAACTACCAGTGCTTAAAACTGCCAAAGTTTGTCCTGAATTAGACTTAAATGCATGATAATCACTACTGTAGATGTGTAAATTATTTTGTAATTCTAATCTATTAGATGCAGTTGTAGTTCCACTGTTAATTGTAGTTAAGACAAACTTAGATCCATTTGCAGAAGAAGAAAAATTATCAAGTGCCTTAACACTGATCTCACCGCCAATGTTTCCAATTGAAGCAATGGTAGCAGAATTAGAAATTTGACCTCTAAATTCTATCCTTCCTAATGTATCACCATTCTCTATAGCATTTCGTCTACCAGAAGCAGCACCACCTCTATTGGCAACAAAGGTTAATGCATTAGAATCTAACAAACTAAGATTATCATAATATGATAATGATTCTCGAGGAACTCCGTCTATTCTAACTCTAGAATTAACAAAGGTAAATTTTGTAGCTCCGAACGAAGTGTAAACTGTGCCATCATTTCTTTTTAATATAGAAGAGCTGTCATTTCCTATACCGCTGCCCACTAACATGTCAGTTAATGGAATATTATTTTCTGTAACCCATCCTTGAATAATGTGAGACTTTATTTGATCGATAGTAGCTGTAGTAGCAGTGTGTCTAGGAGCGTTAGGAGGATATGATTTTAAGACAAAGCTAGTTCCTACATTGCTAGCAGTATTAATTACACCTGTTAATCCATTGTCTTGCCAAGTTCCTTGAGCATAAAAAGTCAATTCGCCAGTAGGAGTATGCCATGAATTTCCACTGTATCCACCACTGCCTAAAACAAACAATTTATCCTGATCTGCGGCAGCAAATTTAACTCCTTGAGACATATTAGCATAGCTACCAATTACTGTAGGACTGTTAGGAATAATTTCATTAGATATAGTAGATGGATAATTTGCTCCATATCCTCTAATACCAATAGCCGTCTCAAAGGGCGAAATTGTATTGTCTATGAATAAGCTATAGTTGGTCGAAGAAGATGGAGATCCACCTATACTGGCTGCTTGAGAAACATCCAAATATTTAGAAATAGAAGTTGTAGCAGAACTAGAATTCCATCTAACAGTGCTTGTAGTATATAATGCCTGATCAGATGAAACTACCTCAGCTCTAATTTGTTGTAACAGACTTGGATACGAAATTCTTCTAGTTAAAAGTTGATCCGTGCCAGGAACAGGAGTAGTTGCCCCAGAATGCGTGACAATAAACGCACTATTAAATGTAGCACTGTTAATTATTTGAAGTTCATTAACTCTAGTCATATTCTTAATACCTTTTTAACGTAGAAAATAGGTTTGGATTTCTTTCATCTTGTGTTTCTAATGGAACATAATTTCCATCGAGCAATCTTGGATCACCGCCATAATAATAAGAATCTGGAAGATCAGCTTCTTTTTGTCTTATAAATCTAGCCTGCCTCACATCACTGGTTAAAATTGATTCTGTTCCTGTCCAGATTTGTCCCTTCTTTTGAGTTACAATAAGAGACACACCCTTTTCAATTCCACCAGATTTTCTAAATCTAAAAGACGCAGTATTTAATACTAACGTCTGAGTACCAGTTATATAAAATTCCGCAGGATCTAATATCGCAGAAGTGCTAGTAACCGCTTCGTAGATTAATCTAGAACTTTTTAGCAATTGGCTTCCGCCATAAAAAACCTGAATTTGATCTTCACCTGGAATATTAGGATCTAATGTTATACCAGTATTCGTGATTGTTGAAAATTGTTGAATCCCATATGTAGAAGTATTCATTGTGCTGGTTGTAAAAGTATAAACTAAATCCCCGGCACCTGGAATGGTTTGTAAAATACCCTGATCAATAACCTTGGTATTTGCATCTACAATTAATGATGGGCTTGTTCCTAATGTTCCTCGACGTAGTTGTGATAACACATCCCCATCTCTGCCAAAAAATTCAATTCTTTCTCTGTCAATCAACACAACCGCAGGAACATTTTTTGCAGCATTCATAGGAGATAAACGCTCTTCTTCATAGACACTGATTGTATTGTTAGTAAATTCTAAATCTTGAGTTAAAAAGGTAGAATGAAATGCAGATAAACGCTTATAATGTGTTCTATCAAACATATCATTAAAAATTCTATACCCATAAACCTTATTTGCAGTTTCTGGTTGTTGTATTGTAGTAACTAATATTTCTGAATTATTTTCTGCTTCGATATCTGAAGATAATTGAATTGTTCTAAAATCTTCTAACACTTCAAAATCGTATCTATGAACTAGTGGTCTTCCATCTAGATAGACCCAAACATAATTGTCATCTAATACAGGCCTACCTAATGTAAATCTTCTAGCACTATTCCAATAAAATTTTTCTGTTTCCATACTCATCTTATCATGATTATTAAATGTTGTCACTCTAAGATTTGTGCTAGAAATCGAAGAATTAAATTTCAATACATTTCCTACAATGATATAATCGTGGTCAAATTGAGTGCTAGTAATACTGATCTTAGTTCCATCTGGATACAGATTATTCAATAAAATAATACTGTTATTAGCTGAGTCAAAATTAAAATCGTATCCAGATCTTATCCTTGTTCCATTGGCATAAACATAGATAGAATCTGCTGTAAAATAGTTGGCTGCATAGACATTTCTATTATCTATTCGATAACTGAGCTGATTATTTGTTTTCACATAGTTACTAACATATGGTGGTTCTTGGCGTATTCTTTCTGAGCTAGTTGCTGATAAGGCTTTTTCAACTATGGCTTTATCACTATAGGGTTCCGCAGCTCCTGGAGGGTAACTCAAAGTAAAATTTTGCTGAGGAACCGTTACTGTAAACACTTCCTCATGCATTCTATTAAATTTTATGTAGGGTGTATCAAAAAACCAAGCCTCTATCATGTTAAGATCGCCCGGCAAATTATAGCAATGCACTGCTGCTCTATAATTGTCATCCCAATTAGTCGTAACCATATAACCGACCTGTGAAGGAGATGTAACTTCATTAATCTCCTTTCCATTTACTAAAACATATACTGATCTTACATCAGATGCAGCAACAAGGCTAGTTACAATTGAAGTATTAGTTGACGTAGATACAACAATTGATTGACTGTCTATTAATCCTTGACCACCAATCTTAACCATAGTATATCCTGCTCTACCGTTGCTCGATTGAGGAGGTAAAATTATCTGCTTGCCTTGAACAAAAAATTGAGTGGATGATGTAAACGTAGTTGAGGTAGATCTATCAAATACAACACCATTAAAATAAACCCTAATTCCAGCGGCAGATGTTTCATATACGCTAATGGTTGCAGTTGTAATTTTATTTTTCTTTACTGCAAACGAACCAGAAACTACTGTGGCATAAGATTCTGCATCTTTAGTATAAACATTAATTCCTAAGCTATCAGATGTATGGCCGGCTACCAATTCTTCAGGTGCATACATAGCGTTCGGAGATATAAAAGTATCGCCATCTACAATAACATCAAACCCTGATTCTCCTAAGGCATTTATATTAACAGCATTCGTCCAAGATCCTCCTATTATTGCAGTATCAACGGCCGATGGTTCAAAATCATATTTCCAGAACTCTACCCCCGGATCCGTATAGGTTGTAGCAGAAAAAACATAGCATTCTCCCTGATTTAAATTATTAATCTTGATCCCTAGTCGCCCTGTTACAGAGGTATCAGTAAAAACTTGATACCATTGAGTTGTTGTATTGCCAGGATTTACGGAATTAATAACAACATCGTTGACAAAAACATCAGTTCTAGACACATCAGAAATAATATTATCTGTCAGTAATATAACAGCTCTTGCTGTTGAAATAATATCTATAGTTTTCATTTATTGTAAATCTGTAAAAAATTCTACATTAGAAAAATCTTCCAAATTAGGACCAGTTTCTAAACTTCCAGATCCCCCGCCAAATACTGTATCAATAACGCCCCCTCCTCCTGTAGGAGTTATAGCAGTAGCTACAGAGCTTACATACATAGAATATGTTCCTACTGATAATACAGTGCTAGACCCTGAACTTTCTTTAATTTCTACTACTAAATTAAATGCTGCTGCTGCATTTACTCCAGAATATTGAGCACTAGCATACCAAGGGGTAGATGCTGCTGTGCTTATTGCTACCCAATTTCCTTGCTGAGGAGCTGTTAAACTAGTCACAGTGCTAGCAAATCCCGGGCCTGTAAATTGAACATTGCCAGTCCATACACCTGTTGGATCGATTCTTGCTCGAACATAATATCCACTAGTTCCTGATGCATCATCTGTCCAGTATTGGGGATCAGGAACAAGCTCAATAATACTCAGTGAATCAGCATCAGGACCTTCTAGTTTAGCGAACTCAAATTCCCCATTGGTTAATATCTTAACACTAGCATATGCTGTAGCTGCATTATTGGCCAACGAATAAACCTTGCTTTGATATTGTCCATATGCATTGGTTATTTGGTCTGCTATAGTAACATCTACATAGGTTGATGTATGATTTGTTAACATCAACCTAAAGATTTCATTACCTTCATAAATGCCGTCCGGATTTATAGCGAATGTTGCTGTGCTTACTTGATATCCAGCAGCTCCTTGGACCATAACAAACGAGCCTGTATAAGAACTTGTTGTTAAATCTGCTAAACTAATTGTTCCTGAAACTGTAGAAATAGTAAACGGAACAACGGTTCCAACAGGAAGATTAGTTGTCGTTAATGTTATCTTAGTAGAAGTTCCTTCAGAGACCAGACTTGGACTTGCTGTTAATGAATATGTTACTGGAGGTGTTACAGAAGTGTCTATAATTTCTACCTGAGTGCTTGTAGTAAATCCAGTATAGGTGTTTTCCAAAACATTTAGATAGGTTCCTAATCTAAAGATAATATTTTCTGTATATTCAGTTGTTAGATCTTCTGCTATACCAATATTAAAAATTAGAGGGAAGTCATCCTGACTATAGGCAAGGATGCCTTCAGTTACTATTTGTCCAGAAACAAGATCGGCAGAAGTAATATAACTGCCAGAACTTACAACATGGAAGACTCTGCCATCTGAACCAAAATCAATATTGGTTCCTGTTATCTCCACTTTAATTACATCGCCCTCGCTTGCGGTAGAAATTAGAGTCCCGTCTTGATTATAAGTTCTTATATAATAAATTGGAGATCCAATTGGTCGATCTCTTACTACAAAGGAGGTAGATGCTACAACTTTATAGTTTGCTGTTGAAGTAGTAAGCCAGGATGCAATACTAATAATAGCCGTTTCTGTTGTTTCAACGGTAGAAGTAGTAGCTGTGGTAATAAAGGTTAGAGGTAAACTATTTGCTGTGGTTGTAATTACAGTCCAGCTCGATGTCGATCCAGAAGTAAAATCACTATCAGTTACCTGTCCGGATAATCTATAAGCAAATGTTCTTCCATTTCCATAAAACACATCAGTTCCACTTATGGTAAATGTCGCAGTATATCCCTCCATAATAGCTGGAGATCCAGTAATTGTAAATTTGGGGAATACGCAAGGTCCTACAAAGAAATTATAATCACCTATTAATCTTTGTCTAGGTTCAATAGTTTCTAAAAGACTATAAGCTCTAACCGAAGCACTAGAAACATTTGTAACAGTATTATAAGGTATTACAGCATCAGTCGCAGCCAGTGTTTGTGTAGAAATGACAGTAAAAATGTTGTTAGTAGTCGAATTAATAACATATAACCCGTCAAAACCTGATGTTGTGATTCCAGAAATTTCTATTAAATCTCCTTTTCTCAAAGTTCCATAAAAAGGAATACTTGTTTGAAATGTAATATTAGAACCTGTAACTGTAGAAGTAGCTATTGCTCTAACAATTTTATATAATGGAGAACTAATTTGAATAGAATTCAATGAAGGATTGACCGATACTACTACAGTGTCAGTTCTAACTTTTAGTCTGTCAGTGTTTAGGAAATTTAGAACTTGACCAGGAACTATTCCAGTAGTGGTGTTTAGATATAATGTTGTTGTGCTTATAGAGGCTGTTGATATTATACGAGCTCTGGCATAATCACTAATATAATCATTAAATCCGCCCATGTCATATATGTTACCACTTTTGCTACCATTAATTAACTCGTCAGCATACATGTATCCATACTGCTCTAAGTATGGAAGAATCTCATCAAGCCCGCCATAATTTCTTAATACTGTCGGAGTAATATTGTTTAAATTAAACCAACCAACCTTTTGTTCAGCAGTATAATTATACCAATCTTCTGGCAAAGTAGATAGCTGACCAAATCCCATTATTGGAGTTGAATAGTTGAACGGTAATCCTTGAAGATGTGCCTTAGGATACTCTAAACCCTTAATTAACAATGGCAAATCTTTGCCTGGCATTACTGCCGTAGGATTGTAGTAGTTATTGATCCTATCTATGGCGTTAAATAGATTTATGCTCTTTTGATAAATGACTCTTAATGTTTTACCGGCTTTAGGTAGATAATTAACAAAAACAAATTTACTAAAATTCTTTTTATATCCATTATCATCTTTACTGAAATGAACAATTTTATAATCAGCAGATAACACAAGCTTCTTATCCAATGTAGCAGATGTTAATAATTCATCAGGATTGGCAAGATATGGTAACTCATATTCAGCGTTGATTCCGTCTGTTACTGTAGAAAAATCAACAGTTAAATCCCCAATCTCGGATCTTCTACTATATCTATCAAACTTCATAGTAATAATATTTTTTCTAGTAGTTTCGTTTTCCAATACCGCACTTGCTGTAGCTGATTGCCCAGTAGGTGATGGATTTATATAAATTGTAGGATATGTTAAATAACCTCTTCCGGAATAGGTAACAACAATCTTATAAACTTTACCATTTCTTAAATATGCTTCTGCCTGTGCAGGGGATGCAGGGTTTCCGCCAAATACTTGAACAGTAGGTCTTGAAGTATATCCTTCTCCTCCACTACTAACAATTATTTCTTTAACCGTATAGGTGTAATTGTCAAACCAAGACTTCCACGGATATTCTGATAATTTAGGATTACTCAATGAAGAAACTGTATCAATCCTATCTAAACTATCATTATAATAAGGAATAAGATCAAAGTCGGTAGTCAAAATTTCTGCATTTTCTAAGTTACCGTATGATCCTACAAAATTACGTATGTTTGTATGATAAGGTTTGATTTCTCTTACATAATTTTCATAGAATTCATTATTATCAAGTTGATAAACCGGTTTTTGATCTAACCTTTGAGTATTATTTTTTACCTTAACAAAGCTAGTCTTAAATGCCCAATCTAACAATTTTTGTTCTGTGAGAGCATATTTTACCGCTTTGAAGAATAAGGTATTCCAATACCCCTTTAATCCATTGATAAAAATATTATCCTTTAAGCTCAATAAAATGTTCTTTATTTCTGTATCAGGCAACTGATCATAAAGAGTTTCATCTAATGAAGCTTGGTCATAGGCTGTCTTGTCTATTAAAGAATTCCATAACTTGTCGTTCAACTTTATAGTGCCATTTTGTTTGAAAACAAGATTATAATTTGATTTAAAGTCACCCAATAATCCATCTTCTATTTTTTCAACGATAGCTTGGTTACCGTCACCCGAGTTCAATATTCGTACATAATCTCCAGTGTTCAGACCTTGTATAAAGTCTAACTCCAAGGATGAATCTATAATATAGGTAATTGGTCTAACCTGATCAAAAACTTGAGAGCTCCAGTCTATATAATCCCAATATAAGGTAGTATTAAAGATTTGTGTTCTAACTTTATACCACGAATCTAACTGATAATTATAAAGATATTGAGACCATCTATTATTAGAATTTTTATCTATAGCAACTATAACAGAATGAGGCCTTACTGTTAGGGTAGGGATAGTAGAAAATGAATGTCCGGAATTTACAACCTGGGCAGAAATTATCCTGCCGGTTGAGTCTATTTCTGTTTTAATTTCAGCACTATTATTTGGAACAATAGAAACTTTAGGAGCGGTCAAATATCCAAATCCAGGATTTATTATAGTAACTCCTACTATTTTTCCGTTGTTGACTACACATGAAATCTGTGCCTGAACATAATCAAAAGTTACTACATCTAATAACTGTGAATAATTATCAACTATAGTATCATACTCACCCAGCGATTCATCTGGAATTCTTTCAAAAGAATTTAATTTTGAAAAGTCATTTATACCAGTTATCTGATTTTGAGACAATATTGTATTAGCATACTCTATAACATTCCGAAGAGCCTCAACTCTATCTTTAAATAAGGTTTGTTGCGGTCTAATTCCTAGCCCATATCTGTTTCTAAAACTTAATAAAGGATCTGGCACTATTCTGCCTTCTTCATCTCTACCAATTAAGCTGTCAATTAACTTCTTATTCAACAGCTCATGAGGCATTGTTTGAGAATCACCTTCATGAATAAGCATCCATTCTGTATGTTTAGGAATTTGATTTTTTATAGTATCAAATGCTATATTGGCAGAAACTCTATCGTCTACGAGCTGTCCTTGAACGTTAGCAAATGCTAATGCATTTTTACTTATAATTTCAACAAACTCTAATCCCTGACTTAGAGGATTGGCAATATATTTAGAGACTTCTGAAGCTGTTGTTCTTCTATTTTTAGCTTTAGGCAATGTGACTTTGTTCTTGACCCAGAAATAATAAACATTTTCAAAGGATCCAGTAACGGTATTAAGAACTTGTTTTACAGAAACTACACTATTATCAGGATACTTAGGTTGTCCGCTTATACCTTTTGATAATCCGTACGAAGTATCAGCTTGTATAGACCATTCGCTTGGGAGTAGATCAGACTTTACCCATTCATATATATCAATGCTTGCACCAGGAAATAATCTACCCCAATTATTTTTCCTAAATAATTCATTTCCTTGCTCATACCAAACATATTTGGCTGTGCTAAGATCCCACCATAATTCGCCAACATGTTCATCTAACCAATTAGTTTCAGTATCAACAACTGTGCTAGGTATGCCAATTGAATATATTGCGGGATCAGATACTACTCTATAATTTAATTCTTGCTCAACTATTCCAGGAAGCTTGTTCTTTAACGGATCAAAAATATCTAGATACTCAATGACTTGATCTTTAGATGTATCTATAAGGGCAATTCTATTAAAGGTAGTAACATCAATTAATGGCTCTTGATATCTCAATTTCTTCCAGGTTGAAATTGAGTTATCTAATTTTTTAAATTGATAAAATCTAGAATTATTTTGTAGTGAAGAAGAAATAGTATTATAGGGAGCTCCTACAAAAATACTGTTATTAGTAACACTGATACTACTTCCATATTTTCCACCAATTATCAAATCTTCTGGTAGTAGTTCGTCGGCCGCAACAAATGTTCCATTAAAATTATTGTATGCATAAACAGCACCGCTATCTGCTATAGAAGTTACAAATCTAGTTTGGTTATTATCAAACGTTGTTTGACCGGATCTCAGAGTAGTGTTTTGAAAAAACTCAACTACTTCAGATCGATTGGTCCCTAATGAACTTATCGATAATGTTTTTTCATCAGGGCTTAAACTAATTTTTTCAGCAAATATTAAATCCGTATTTGATAACGGATTTACAATTATTTGAGTTAACGAATATTGACCTGAATTTTGTTTAGTGTAAACAGCGACTTTACCTCTAGTTAAAGGTCCATTCAAAGATTTCTTACTGCCAACGAAAATATGTTTCCCTGTTTCAGAAACTTCTAGACTATATCCGTATTCGTCATCGATATCAAAAGGTGAATTTAAATTTTGTTTCCAAGAAAGATCTTGATCAAATAATTGCACAATCCCTGTTCTACCTGTTGTATTATATTTAGGAGCACTTATAGCTATAACATCTCCCAAAGCTGACCCAGCTATGGCATATCCCCATTGACTTCCAGGATTGAGCGTAATTGTTGAAGTCCCGTTAACTGAGACCGAACTTGTGAAAAATGATGCTATAGATGTTAGTGTTCCTAAACCAGAAATCTTATAAGCAAATACCGTTCCAGTTCCTTGAAAAGAAATATTACCAGGAGCGCCAACTAAAAGAGTTGAAGTAGAACTAGCAGAAACCTGGTTAATATATAAACTATGACCAAATCTAGAATTAGTATTAAGAGAGGCGTTATAAGGTTGAGAAATGGTTAAGAGTGTCACTTCGCCGGTATTCTTGCTATTTCTAGTGCTTATCTTTACTAGTCCTTCTTTTTTACTTGTTCTTCCAGGGAATTCGTTTCCTACTATAGGAACCAAAACACTGGTAGATGTAGTTGCTCTTAATAGGCTAGCATCAGGAGCACCGGCTACAAATAAATCTTTATTAACATCATAGGCCAACGAATATCCGAAATCCGTTCCTGTATTAATTTGACAATAAATTTTTCCGTTAGAATTTAAAACATAATCAAATCTAGCTAAAATATTTTCGTTGGCAAATTTTCTGTAAACTTGTATTTTTCCAAAATTGGTCGACAACTGCTCATGATAATTAGGCAATGAAACTAGAACAACATTACCTTTAGCTAATACACAAGAACCTAATCCTTGGTTAATTGGCGAAACATACCCTGAATATTCTGTAGCTGTTGAATAATTTTTAACTTTTTGAAACACTGCCCACTTATTATTCTCATCTCTATCTACCCATAACTTAGAATTATAAGGAACATTAAACAAGTCTGTGGCGTTAGACAACTCTTGATAATTTGAAAATCGTGCTTGTTCAAATTTGAATAATGTTCCGTATGCCATTAGAGGTTCATTTACAATTGTAGACAAGGACGATGCTACAGTAAATTGTGTTAGATCGGAAATAGACTGAACAATATAAACTCCGTTAACCTGATGATTAAATCTAACAATCGAAACAATATCGCCTACGGAAAGATTATGATGCACATCGGTTACAAATGTGATTTCACTTCCAGGACTACTTACATAAACTCCAGTGATCTTTGCTCTTTGATCTAGGTATCTATAAACTGTCCAATCACCGTTTTCTAAAAACCCAACCCATACAGTAGTATTATTTGGAATTAACCCATTATTTGCTATATCTAACAGACTGTTTTTATTATATGCTGTAGTATCTACATCGTCAGGTCTTACATACCCCGCAGTTAATAGCTTAGTAGCATTATCATTAAAAGTTCCGTCAACGGTTATAAATGATTGAATAGGATTAAAATCGTTAGGCGCTATTAATATATCTGTGGCACTGGTATAATGAACTAACGACAAACTTTCTGATAGGGTATCTTTTCCAAACTTAACAACATATGGGTTCTCTAAGAATATACCTTCATTTAGCTTGACTTCAATTTCTTTAAAAGTCTCGAAACTTCCGTATGAACCAACCCTAAATGCCCACTCCTCATAAAGCTCTATAGAATTGTCAGGTCTGCTAGACGAGACTTTTAATATATTATCTAATGCTCGAGCAGTTCCTTTATTTTTGATAAATCCTTGATAAAATTTATATTCAGAAACAGGATTGCCAATTATTTTTTCTAGATAATTTCTAGAAGTATAACCGGTGAGCCGTTGAGCAAGAGTCTGCTGTATTTCATCAAAATTATCAATATCCAAACTATAAAAATCTTCAAACTGATTAATTTTGTAATCGAAGTTAGGTAGTAATTGAGATACCGGTTTTTGAGTTAATTGATCCCATTTATTATAATCAAATGAAGAATCATTAAGAATAACTTGATTAGCTGTATAATATATACTATTATAGCGAACTAAGTCTCCTACTTTATATTTTCTAAATTGCTTCCACTCTGTTATGTTTACATTATCATAAACAAATCCAGGACTGTTAACATCACCATTCCAGTCTTTGGTTCTAAATCCTGTTAATTTAATTCTCTTTTGTCTATATCCAGAAGCAGGATCATAAATTGTATCGTTAAAAATTGTTGTGTTATTGAATATAATTCCGTGCTCTTTTTGCACAGAATTTAACACTGCAAAAAATAACCCCTCTTCTGTATCTTTAGTGGTTATTACACAATAGCCATCTTGTCTAGAAATATCAAAATTTTCTACTGGGAATGCCTTGCCATCTGCCTTTTGTAAACTATATTCGTATTCATTAGAAAGAACATTATCCACAACAGAGTTAGCATACGAATATTTTAAATAATCAACAAACGGGCTTAACACAATTAAATTACCTTCTGCCCAATTTTGTGTGCTCCAATATAAGAATTCTTTAGCAGAAAAATACCAATCCATAGTTTCTACTAGATCGGAATTTTGTGTATCGAAAATAAATCCTTGAGTCTCCAACCAGGCACCGTAGCCAATTATAAAATCATAGACTTCCTGAACAGATGAAAAAATTGTACCGTAAGGAATCCTAGAAACCTGCTTACTAAATTTTTTAGTTGTTAATGCTCTAGCACCACCCCTAGTTGGTAAACCAGGCATTTGACTGAAATAATCTGAATTAAATAACTTTGTAGCACTATGTGAAACAGTTACCCTATAGTATTTGTTATTATAAAATACAACTTGTCCTTGTTTATAAAACTTTGTTGTATAAGTTTCAGCAACTGCTGTATCTATAGAACTTAATCCACTATTTCCATCACTATAATTTGGCTTCCATACAGTGTAAGGCTCTTCCTTACCTCCAATAACAATTGCCTGCGACATTGAATCCTTTATAGGTAAAAGGTAATGGAAATGAGGGAAACTTCTATCATACCCCTTGATCATGTATCCGTTTACTGACTTTTGAATAACAATACCGGAAATTCTAGCAGATTTAATAGGATTGCTAGTGTTTAAGATTAAGGAATAGTCTTCTATAGGTAAATTGAACCCGGGCTTTGTAGACTGGGGATCTACCGCATTAATACGTATTTGAAGTTTTTCCTTACTAGTAAACCCTCCCAATTTATGAAATAAGTTTATATCAAAATAACTTAAATCTTGAGCTAATTGTAATTGATAATCTTGATAATATTTCATACCCCTTTCAATTACAAAATTGCCAAAACCAGCGATTTGATCTGTGTTATATCCTTCAACTAATAATTTTTTAGGATTCAAATATAAGTCATCGGAATATACAACTTGATCTAGTATATTCAAATGAATACGGCTAACGTCATATAATTTAGAAAGATAATCACTAGGATTTAAAAGAACTGAAGCAATGTTTAGAGCAAATGGAAAGTAGCTGCTATTTCTCCATGCTATTTCTGCCGGGCTGTAATCACCAAAAACCCAATCTGCTTTTTGTGTTGCTACAGTTGATCCTGTAATTTGTAGAATAATAGATTCATTTAACGCACCAGTCGATGTTACTGGAAGAATGGTGCTCAAGTTAGGTCGTTTATACTCGTCCCAGACTCCGGCTAAAGGACCATATCGAATGTATCCATTTTCAATATCATCCCACATAAATGTATTACCTGAAGTATAAGGAGCAGCTCCATAATAATCCTCCCACCAATCTGGTTTGTCAGAGAATCCTAACATTTCCCAAGGATGAGAATGAGGACGATCAGTATCGTAAAGAAATTTAAATATTCCTCTCCAAGTTCCTGATAGCAATGTTTCATTGATTTGACCTTTCCAATTATAGGTTCTATAATTTCCAGGTTCGTATGTGTCATTTTTTGTAATATTAATATTATATATAGATGCCCATTTTCCATATTCAGTTAGTAAGATATCATTAATCTCATCTTTAGAATATTGTGACTCTCTAAAATAACTAGGCTCTAATGATTTAATATCAAACAATCTACGATTATATTCAACCTTAATATTATTATAAATTCTTTTTTCTAATTCTAAAATTATATCATCTCTATAATCACCATAGGCACGCATTAAACTACCGTCGTGCCCTCTGATCATTTGAACAGGATCATCTGCATACCTATCATCCATTATGATCGCAGGTTCAAATTTGGGAAAAATGCCTAACTTAGACGGCGTAAAAGGTATAAAGCTTCCTAATGTGCTGTTATATACATGGAATTCTATTTTATCACCGGAATTTAATGATACCAAAAGTGTAACAGTTCCAGAAATACTAGAAAAAGTATAATCCTTATTATGCACTAATAATTCTGAATTTTTGTATACGTATACTGCACGATAACTTAAAGATTCTAAATCGAAATCAATCCCAAGAGGATACTCTACAACATTAGTTGATGCAATTGTGTAAGACCTTACTATTTTAGAAGTTCCATAACCTATCATGTCTGATCTATAAAACGAACCTCTAACTGTGGAATTACGATTAAGTTCTGCTATAACTTCATCTAAAGATCCAGATAAATCATTTTGGTTTACAACATTATCTACTTCTCTTAAAAAATTTAACTTCCATTGATTGTAATGATTGCAGACAAATCTCAACGAGTCTATGACATTATGATGTTTTTTTCCTAAAAAGATATTAGAAAAACATAAAGGATTCTCATTTAAAATTAATCTAGTTCCAAACTTAGCATAATCATAGATGTCTCTCAGGTTACCTGATCCTGGAAATTCTCCTAAAAATCTAATATCCCTATCTACCATCGAGGAAACATGATCAGACAATTGGCTATATGTAATTTCAGAGATCGTTTCATTTAATGGATTATTTGTAGCGCCTATAGGGGCTTCGTAATAACCGTTATCATTCGGAGCTTGATCTGAAATAATTTTTAAAACAATCGAATCATTGACATTTAATGGAGAATCGAAAGTTATTTTCAACACATCATTAACTAACGTAGCTGTAGAATTAGCAAACTTATAATTTACAGATGCAGAATGAGAAATAATATTTGAAATAGGTCTATTGAAACAAGACACCTCCACAGTGTTAGTTGTCTTTGTAGCGACTAATGTTTCGATTATAGGAATCCTATAGTCCGCCTTGTCTCTCCAAACATTAACTAATTCAAATCCATCATTATTAAAATTGTTTTTTCTTAAAAATGTTGTGGCTGTTTTTTTCGCACTGCTTACATTATTCTCAATAACATTAAATGAATCAGTTGAAAAATAATTTTTAAAAACATAACTACCTACACCTGCGCCACTAATTTCACTTGAAATTGGAAACCCTAAAACACTATCGTTAGCTCCGGACCCTAACTTATAACCAAAAATCTTATTTCCAGAAAAGTCATTTTCAATAAAGCTATTTTTAAAACTATCACCCTGATTATCGCAAAGGTCAAACAGTGGAGGTTGATTTAGTTGCTCATGCTGCTGCGATATGACCCATTGCTTCTCAATCTCCGAATAATAAAAGCTTTTACCTGTATAAGAATTACCATAATTTACAGAAACACTAGTAAGATCAGTAACTCCGCTATCATTCGCTTCTACTAAACTTATTAACCCTGTAACAGGAGCAAAGGAAACAACATAAATTTTATTTCTGTTATTAATGTTATTATCATTGTTAAAAATTATGCGCCAACCTTGTTTAATCAGAACTCCATCAATATAATAACCAAGTTGATTGTTTATAGTTTCTAACGGAAACTCAGTTGAATTGTCGATAACATCAACATTTTTAATAGAAATTCTTCCAAAGTTATAAAGCTGAATATTTGGCTTAAATTCGATAATAGGTCTTTTCGCTCTAAAGTCATAATCAAAGGAGGCAGTAGTATTATTAATTTGTGCAGTTAGCTCTATAACATCTTTATGAAACCAACGATTATATCTTGACCAAGGATTGAGGTCTTTACTAGATTTATTAATAGTAATATATTCAGGTGTTAATGCTAATCGAGCATCACTATCGAAACCATATTGATCAAATCCATCACTATCAAATGTTTCATTATAAATCGAAGCCAATGCTCCGTTAGGTTCTAACAAAGAAAAGTCAACCAACCGTATGCTTGACCCAACTCCTTCTACAATATATTCCTTATCTTGACTAATTGTTTCAGATTCTGAAGTATAAGTTGCAGTAAAAACTACCTTCATACCATTACTAAGAGCATGGCCGTTTGGCATTATATAACTAGCTGCCCCTACAATATTTGTAAAAATATTTGTTGACGTAGAAATCGTTATAGAATCCGGACCTACAGGTAGCCAATAGTATTGATCATAATTAATCAACTTATCCCAATCAATTAACGGGTCAAATGAATAAAACTGACTTCTAAAAATCCTATCGATATTAGAATTATTACCGCCCTGATTATATATTTCATTGATTAAGTCATCTAATGCTACTACATCAGTAATATTAGAAATTGCATCTCTAAAAACAGCAGCAGGTTCTAATTGATAATGAGACCTAATAGAACTAGATTCAGAAATATATGTATCTGTTACAGGGTTATAATTAGGAGTTATCTTAGTCCCAACATAACCATCTATCCTTTCCAACTTAGGTGATTGAATAAATTGGTCAATGGTGCTAGACAAAAACTTTTTGTTTTTATCAGTTTGAAGATAACTTGGTAAAAATTGAGCGGATTTCTTGTTATCAGACATATTATAGATCAGAAGTTACTATGTTCGAGGCCTTAAGTTGGCTAGCTGTAATAGCATCGATAATCTCTATATTATCAACGGTGGCGGCACTTATAAACAATTCATTTCCTAGACAACTTATCTCATATAAACTTCCAAAATCGCTATTATCAATTGGGACAATAATAAAATTAGTAATGTCAGGAGTGAGCAAATTCATTACATATGTCGACAATTCACTAAAATAAAAAGTTTGCCCAAATTCCCAATTTTCGATCGCAAAAAATTCATTAATAGCTGTAAAAATTTTTGTCTTTAATTCGTTATCATTGGTAATTCTATTTGGATTTCTAACAGCCTTAAATTTGGCTTTTAATGACGAATTTGCTTTATCTCCGAAAAGTATCTTATACTTTACTGGGTGGTAAACAAGCTCATCACTAATTGCTTTAATAGGATTTAAGTATTCACTATAATTTTGCTCTAAATCATTGCTTGTTGGAGCATTAGGTTCACTAGATGAGTTCCCTAATAGGTAACTTCTAAATGCAGTGTCATAACTTGTAGTTAAAACATAGATATCGATTAGGTTCGATTTGCTAGGATCAATCCTTCTTTGATTTCCACTGTTATGAACATAGTGAAACTTAATATCGCTCCGACCCTTACGACCAAAATACATGTCTGTATAAACAAATGCACTTAAAGAAGATGACCAATACTTTACAACTTGTAAATCAATATCAGTAAAGAAAAATAATTGATTATCTACCTTTTGAGCATTTGTCACTGATTGCTCATTTACAACAACAATAATATCTTCTCTGGTAATGCTGTAAGTAGATTTTGCGGTGTTATATTTAAAAAAGACCCAGGTGTCACCGACTGCATTAATAAAGGAATCAGGATTGGTTATTTTTAAGGAATTATTATAGTCGTATAAACTAACCTTTACTCTAGTAGGCTGAGAAAAACCATCTGCTTCAACTACAGAATCGTTTATTTGCCAATTATTTCCAAAGCCAATGGTTTCAGTTGTAAAAGTAGATGCGTTTGGAACAAGGTTAATAGGTAAAATTTCTATTTTATCTTTTACAATTGAGTTAGTTACATAGTCATAATTTATCGATGTTTTATCCACAAAGAACGCAGTTTCCTTTTCGCTTTCAAAAATATAATTTACTGTTCTTGCAGTAACTTTATAATTCTTTCCAGTCCAAACAAAATTTATAATCCATGAAGAATCTAAAGCCTCATCCTCTAAATTTCCCTGATAATTTAATGAAAATATATCTAATAAATTTAAGTTTGAATTTGTAATTATTTCCCAGTCTCTTGTTTCTAGATTGATAGTTAATCCAAAATTCTTAAAAGTTGTTGATATGTTAGCTATTTCATTTTCAATAGGATAACCTAACACATTGGGATATCTAGGAACTATCTCTACAGGTATAGCTCCATCCGGAACCTTTCCTGAGAAAATCAACGGACCTGTTCCATCATCTAACAAATCTGCACCATTTCCTACAATCTTTGCAACAGCTACCCAAATATGATCTGTCCCTCCAGAGGGTATTTCGTTAGTATACGAAACCCTAGAAGAAAACCCGGATTGGTAAAGACTCTGATATGCCTTAGAAGCTGTATTGCAACGAACAGTGTCATATTCCAATGCTGCTCTAAAGAAAGCCTCTCTAGCACTAATGTCATCTATACTTAGGTTATAAATCAAGGATTGATCAACCCAAAATTTTAATCCATCAAAATCTGGATCTCTAAATAAACCGTATTTTGTCCCTAATGTTTGAGTAGTATATGCAGAATTGCTAGTGTAAAGAGGTAAAAATCTCACAGTGGCTATATAATAGGTATTATAATTGTAGTTTCCTCTAGCTTTTTCTACAAAATTTATTAGATCAAATCCTAAAACATCATTGGCTATAGCAGGTATATTCTTTAAAACGTTGTTTTCATCGAAATATTTTCCAATAGGGGCATTAAACCTTACTAGACTATCAACCGAGATGTATCTAAGTTCGCTTTCAGTATAATCATAACCGACTGCATATGATCCCATACTATCATAAAAATAACCTCTACTCTGTCCAGGAACAGCATTGACTTCTTTAAAGGTAAGCCCTAATCCAGATAAGTTAATTCTTGAATAATTTTCATTATAGAAAGATTTCATCTCCGGACTAGCAATCATTGTTGCAACTAGATTTTTAACAATCCCTAAAACTTGACTTCGATTTACATACTCAAACTCAAAATTAAGATCTTTATCTTCTTTATATAAAATTCCATCATTAGCAAAGATATTAGTCTTTCCATAATTTCCGCTGACATCACTGAAATCAAAATACTTACTAACACCGCTTGAGACTCTATTGATACTTTTAACCTTAAGTATGTCACTACCGGCATTAAGAGGAGCAATATTATAGTCTTCCCCGGTAATCATTCTATTCTGTGTGTAATAAGTTTGAGGAGCTTTGGTTTGAATAGAAGAATTAGACTCAGATCCAGCACTGTTAGATACAGTATACTGAAGGCTTAGTGTTACTTGAAGTGTATGTTGCTGTCCAACTGCATTTTGATAAGGAACATTTATTATTATTCCGCTTAATTGTTCAGGTTTTATAGAATATGTTAGCCCATTACTTTGTCTATAAAATACCTGAAAATCTCCTTTAGGAAGGTCTCCAAAGATACCGTCTGCAAAGTTTAAATCAATTTGATCATCTACTCTTGATGTTACAGCGTATAATGTTCTAGTATTCTTATTAACACTATTATAAATTACATTATTTCCAACAACACTTGGAACTTGAGTCCATAATTTCTCATAGTTTCCTTGTAGCCCTAATTGCCATAACCATATATCTGTATTATTGATGTTACTAGCATTTAATCCGATGATTTCGTTTGGCACAGGATTTGAAATATTAAAGGAGCTAAACCCTAGAGTTCCTTGCCTAAAATGAAAGAAAAATCCAGTATTGATGCTAGACGATCCTTGATTATCATTCTTGTATATAAACGACAGACTATTTCCGGGTGCAGGAGCTGCTTCGTAAACATAATCTTTGCCTTCAAACGTTGCTGACACAACTTCAAAGCTCATATTGGTTCCATTTATTGACTTTACAAAATTGTAAAGAGGAACGTCTTCATTTATACTGTTTAGGTTATATAACTCAGTTTCTATTCCACCAATGACTTTTTTAGAAATAGACTTTCCAAAATTAGTGGACATAGAGGAATTTAAAATTGTTATGAACTGCTGATACCAATTCTCATTAGTGGGATCATTCCAAATTATTGTTGTATCTGCAAGATTAGTTCCATTTACATCATAAACATTATCAGAAGTGTTTAATGCTGTAACTTTTAAAAACCCGTGAGCAGGAACGTTTCTGCTAGCATTATATCCTATTAACTGTGCTAATTTTAAAACACTATCTCTACGCTGTGCAGTTTCTAAGAAATTTTCTCTAGCATTAAGATCAATTCTAAAACTTAGGTTTTGTCCTAAGAAAGCAATTACATCAATTAAGGCAATATATTCGCTTGATTCAATAAAATCATTAAAATCTTCAGGATAGTTTTCCTGAATATAAGCGATCATGGTCCGTCTTAATGTTTCAAAATCATAGCTTTTGAAATCAGCATTTTTGAAAGATTGGTATATCTTGGTCCAATCTTCACTGGCTAGTAGTTTACTGGTAGTTGATGGAATCATTGTCTTGATTGATATATGATTCTATATTTATAACTAATATTATGTGTATATTTTATTGGATGCGTAATCCAATTTTTTGATCAAAAGCAAGTCTTAAGTTTGAAGTTTCGTCCGAATCTTTCATTAATAAAGTTACTTCAACAAGATACCCTTGCTCATATTCATTGATTTTTATCTCAATAGGGCTAACTCTAGGATCGAATTTACAAATTGTTGTTACATCAGAAGTAATTAAATCTCTAACTTGGTCAGTTAATGGTTCCATAATTAAATCCCAAATTATTGTTCCAAACTCAGGACTCATAACTCGTTCACCTTTTCTAGTATTAAAATGATTTAAAATGTTCTGCTTAATCAGTTCGAAATCAAACAGTTTACCAGAGGTATTCATTGGATCAACTGTGCTGAATCCTTTATAAAGATGATACCTAGTCTGACGCTGAGTTTCAGTATACTTGGTGGGATTTAATTCTATATTTTTAAATGGCATGGCAGTATTTATTAACCACCGCTACCGGTTTTTATAGGATTACCACTGCTATCAGTTACAATACCGCCACTACCCGAACCTAATACACCGCCGCTAAATTGGGCGTAAAAGCATTCATAAAACCCTTTTTTCTTAGCCTTAATATCAGGGGTATTGAATCCAACTGCCTTGCAGGCTGCTTCGAAATAATTGGAACTATTTTGATCAACTTTAACCCTGTCTAGCATATATTTTACACTAACTTCAGCAGCAATTGTAGGATCATTTAATAATTTAGGATTAGCAACTAGATCCTGTCCTACCATGCCCCCGTATCTAGTATAATTTGATCTACCAGTTAGCTGAATATAACCCCTTCCTATAAACTTGGCTCCGTCGCCTTCTTGCGTATTGCCTAGCCCTTTGCCTTTAGAGGTTTGGTATCCATATAAAAATTCAGGTAAACTGTTATTAGGATTGCCTGCATATTTTTGTGCCAATGCTTGATCACCTTTAAACACACTAGGAAAGACTTGTAACAATCTCGGTGCGCTATAGTTAAAGCTTTCTTCGACTAATTTCCAACCGCACTCCCCGCCGGCTATCCCTAACAATGCTGCTATAGCATAAGGGCTTGTTACACCATACTTTTTACAGGCTGCTTTAAGGGCATTAATTCCTGCTTGAGCAGCTGAATTATTAATCTGCTTGGCGTATTCTGGACTACATGTTCCCGGTTTAACTTGTGGGTCATTCGAAGATTGTTGCGCACCTTCGCCTGCACCCCCAGCAGCACTATTTGGATTTGGTGGGATACCGCTGCTGGTCCTATCTGCTAGGCTGACATCTGTAGCAGAGGGACTAAATTTTTCAGGATTTATATTTTCATGTTGATCCCAAGGCTCATGAGTAGGAACACGTTGCATAATACTTACTATAGGGGATTCTTCTCTATAAAAAATATTATTTTCCCAACCATTTTCTTTTTTTCTATTAGGCAAATTAAATGTTGGTAAATCTGGTGGAGTCTCTGCTTTAGTGGCCATAGTAGGGGCTGCGGCAGAAGGCCCATTAAGATCTATTCTACTGCCACTAAGCAAAATATCATTATTAGCTCCAAGGTTTAGATTCGCTCCGCTACCTATGCTAACATGGCTTTCGCCGGAGAGATCAATACCGTCATTTCCACTAGCAATAAAGCTCTTGTTTGATAAAAACTCCATATTATTTTCTGAGGAAACCTTTAATCCATCGCTTACGTTGAGGTCTAAATCTTTCATGACAGAAATTTTAGAATGATCGTCTACTGTAAGATAATAATATCCACTGACATTAGTTTCCATTTTACCGTTGGCTTTGATATTAATATCTCTACCTGCCTCAATATTAATATCTCTATCAGCTCTAAAATTAAAGTCATTTTCACTATGGATACTAACTGAATCTTTTGTATAGATATCTAGCTTACCATTGCTGGTCATTTCTATCCATGCCGTACCTTTGCTGTTTCCTATGTAGATTAAATCGCTGCTATTATGCAACAAAATTTGATGTCCTGTCCTAGTCCTAATTCTTACTAATTCATTTAGCCCATCTTTGTCACCGTCATCCATTACAAATGTTGTTCCACCTAAACGGCTTACATAAGCTTCTACACCATCACGCTGAAGTGTTTTATAACCGATCTTACCTGTCTTAGCATTTGGGCTTGAATCTATAGGACCAGGAGTGCTTATACCAAAAACTGAACTAGGAACTTCTCTTCTAGCGCCGCTTGATGTTACTCCTCTTATATTATCTTTTAAAAGACCCTGGTCTAATAACCTATCAGCAAAAGGATGCACAGGTTTAGGCTTACCATCTGTGCTAGCTCCTTCTTTTAAACTTGCCTTATGTCTTTCTGCTATAGGAAGAATAGTTGTTTGATATCTCCTTGCTTGCTCCCCTGTCATTAATACTTCAGAGCTTGCAGCGATACCAGGAACCATGTGATTTTGAAAAGGTGCTTGAATACATCCAAACCAATAACATTGATTCGGATCTCCTCCAATAAAAATCACCATGACCGTAGCGCCTACATCAGGAGGAATCATCCAAAATCCGTAGCTCTTCTGGACATCGTTAAACGATCCAGGATTCTTACCTTCAAATCTTTCTGAAGTATAGCCCATAAAAGGACTACAATAATTGGCTACATAAGTTTCGCTTTGAAACTCAATATTACTAGGAATAGTTTTTATTAGAGCCACTTCTAACCTTCCCATATACATAGGATCGAGATGGTTAGTTACTTCAGCTAGAAACGGACCGGGTGAGGGTGGTGGGCTCCTTTTTCTTGATTCAAAATTTGCACTCATATTATGTCTCTAGAGGGGGCATACCTAAATTTTTTCTTATAATAGGATTATCACCGGTATAGGGTGGATTATTCGAATTCTCAATATTGTTTACTAATTTATCCAAAGGACTTTTACCTGCACCCCTACTTCCGAAAACACTTGAAACAGTGCCACTCAACGATTGATCTCTAATAAATGTATCTCCTGTTAGAGGAGTTAGCTGTGATCTAGCACTTTGTATTCTTCCTGAATATGATTCTATATCACTACTATTGCTAAAAACAGTATTATTCTTATAAGGGTTAAAATTTGCAGCACCGACATTTTTCATTGCAGAGCTTAAATCCATCTTAGATACCATTGAGCCAGATATTCGATCCACACTAGAAGCACCATACAAATTTGCTAAAGCTCTAATCCCACCACCAGCTACTACCTTATCCATATACTCTTTATTTGTAGAGGGTTGGGGTGCTGTAGTTCTAGGTTGAGATTTAGGAAGATTTTCTAGATCACTGGAATTCATAAATTCTAATAATGTTCCTTCCTTCACTGACTGTGTAAGATTTAAATCGTCAGGAGTATCTGAATAAGAAAGGATGTTTTTACTAACCTTACTTTGAAATAATGATCCTAGTCCAGAAACTTTACTAGCATCTAAACCTATATTAGATGCAATAGCCATAGGATCGGCCTTTGACCCTAACCTAGATTTAATAAAACTGCCTGCATTATTGAGAATATTTGCCGATTGATAATCGTTTAGCCCCGTGATTGATTCTACATTTAAATTAGATAGTGTTTTGGAATATGCGTTATTATAACTCACATCCCCAGTAAAGGTTTCAGATTGACTTAATAATATTTTAGCACCTTCTCCTATCCCAGATCCTTGATTTAAAACATTATTATTTTTTAATTGACTTCCTAGCACATTATCAGCTAGGCTTTTTACCTTATCTTTATCAGTATAAGACAACAATGATCCTATTGTTTGTTTTATCTTGGATGAGTTTTCCAAACTTGTTTGACTTAGCTCTGCAATACCTAGCTGACTTAGTCTAATGCTTCTAGAAACATCATTAGGTAAAGGTTTACCTATAGGACTGCTTCCGGCCTGCAAACTTCCTTCTAATGGATAATTTCCAAAAGATTGCACCTGTTGGTCTCCTCCTAGCCCTCCAACTGCTCCTGTAAAATTTGTATCTGGGCTAGGCAGTCCTCTTTCAACAACAGCAAGATCGGCTTCAAGTCGTTTACCGTAATCCTGTGCTTGTGTTTCTTCAGGTATGACTCTGTCTTTTGGATTGTC